AGAACCTTTAACCATAATTATGCGTCCTCCCATTATCTGGGTCTGATATATATAACCGTCACTTCCTTTTTGCTCGACAACCATACTGTCCGGACGGAAATATAATCTATCACTGCTAGAAGGATCGAACATGGAAATACTGGGAATCATCCCTCCAAGTCCGTACTGTAGGGAGATACTGAACAGTTCTTCCTCATTATAATCATACATTCTGATAGACGGTACGGAATACTCATCCTCAGGGGATATTACGATCTTGTAACCATTGGATGATATGACATTGACAGTACCACTAAACTCTCCCTCTCCCTTTATCCATATATTGCCATCCTCATCAATCTTAAAATTTCCGTTAGGTGACTTTACATTTTTAAAGATTCCGCTTTCCGCATTGACTTCACCTCTGAACTTGCCACCTAGAGCATAGATATATCCTCTTAAGAACACATCACCGCCATGAGTGGCAACGAAGTTCGCCATGTTCGCCCATTCCGCATCTGTGGGCTGGTAATTAGGATCATTACGGAACCTCATTACAGTCAGAATTGCCTGTTCAAGTTTTCCTCCTGCCCAAAACGCCACATCATCATCGTCATTATATATGCCGCTAACTCCGGCTGTGACCTTCTGTAACTTGCCATTCTTGTAATTACCCAGTTGGATCATATTGGCAAGAATCAGACCACCAAGAATATCCACAGAACCATCCTTGATCGCACTGGCGATATAATTGATTGACTGGAAACCGGCTGTTGCCTTGTCGTTGTCAAGAATTGAAGGCTTCCAGTCAGTAGCGATGGTTCCACGCTCTAACTGAAGGTCACAAACGGTTGCGGTACCACTGATAAGAAATATACCACTGCCATTGAAGGTGATCTTATGGGTATATCTCTGATAAGAGGATGTGAGAGGTTGAGAAACACTGAAAGAACCGCACGAAACAGACACAGACGTACCCTTTGCTTTATAACTGATAACATAACTTTCTCCTTTAATCAATGATACGGACTGGGACAAACTACCGATTGCAGCAGAGTACCCGGAGCCGGCATCACTGTCCGCAGATACGGTAGCCACTCCCGTCCAATATTCCAGTTGCTTGCTAAAAAGTTCGGTATCCGCCGATAGCTCGGTAGCGGCAGACAGGTCCTCTGTTTCATAATCTCCCGTAAACCCGGAATTGCGCAACAGATTGACACTACCAACGGCGGCATTGTCTATCGCATCCTTGGCCTCTTGGGCAAGATCTGCCGCCGCCTGTATCTCATCCGGCAAGCCTTCCATATTCTTCCATCCGGTGGAGCCTTTTTCGATGTGGAACATACCCTTGATATCAACACCTTTATCCTGAGTGTATTCCATGTAAGTGGTACGGTCCTTGTCACCAATGTACGTATCTCCGTACACCTTCATCCGGGCCTTGCCGGTAGATTTGTCAAAATCAAAAGAAATGACATCTTTCCCGGTCAAGGTAAAATCATTAATACCCTGATACATGATGATGGACGGAGAAACTTCGTTCACCGAAGAGAGAATTATCGCCGCCTGTCGGGTAATATCGGTCTTATGGCCCAATCCCACGATATCATCACCTGCCACCGGAACATCGTTCTCGACATTAGGATCACACACGGTCTTGGACAGGTCTATATAATTCTCACCTACTGCTGTGACCAACCGCCAGTAATAGCGGTTGCCGACATGATGCGAAATGCCTGTCTTGATATTGCACTCCTGTGCGATGGCGAGAGATCCCGGAGTAAACTGGTTCTCTATCTCAATTCCGTCTTCCTCTTCCTTGAAATAACAACGGTAGACATCATCCAACTCATCCACACGGTTGCATTTCATGCCTGCATGGGAAATCACCTGCTCGCCACCTACATACGTCTTCTTCTTTACTTCAAGCTCGTCAAAAACGGCTTTGACCTTGACATACAGATAATCAACAACAGCCTGTGACATACCGTTTTCAAGCACAGTAATTCCACTACCGTTTTTACCTATAAGTAAACCCTTTAAGAAAGTGATAAGACCGTTGGCAGTGTCTTCCTTATCTTTACGAAGAAAGTATTTGGAAAGTTCCTCTATATTTGCACCTCCCGATATGGCAACAACCCTGTCTTTATTGGTTCTTATGTAAATAGAAGGATTATTATCATCATTATGTATGTATATCTCCCCCTCATTCAACCCTTCCAGTCGCTTTTCAAATGACGGGGATATTTTCGGTATAATCGGATTTCCTTCATCATCCGTTTCCGAACCGTACCACAATATCTTTATAGGATGATTTCTAGCCATGATTACACGTAATTTTCATTAACAAAAGCAGCTTTCGCCTTCTTATATTTCAACACATCGTCCTCTTCGGGATTAGTTAGTAAAAACGCGATGCCTGAAGATGAAGTTGTAATCTCAGTTTTGCCTCCGATCCCGGCGATATCATTTTGTCTAGGGCGTAAAGTCACTTTATATATAAACATCTGTTTCTTACCTATTGTATCAATCTTTTCCGGGACAGAATCCCCTTCCCGTACAAACAAATTACCGTTTATGCTGACATGAGAAAGGCAAAGTACCTTATTTATAAACTCCGCTATATAATACGGAACGCCACAACTTGTCCCGAAAACAAAATCAAATGTTTTATAAGGGAGAGAATACATTTCTATTATCTCCTGCTTCTGATTCACAAACTGTTCGTTTTCAACTTTCAACTCCACCCCATCCGGCTTGAATCCTCCTATTATTCTGAACTGGAACATCTGCCGGACCTCATCAATCCAGAATATATTATCAAACGCAGAATTATTATCTTTATGGGAATATTCAATCAGAATAGAATCACCTATATTCTCACACACGCAGAACTCCTCACATTCTTTATCGGCTATAGTTACTGTATATATCCCCTCCGAAGGAGATAATGAGGCATAATACATCTTAATGCTTTCATTTACATCATAAGTGAGCAGTGTTATCTTGGAGGAAATATTGCCGATCTTATCATTCAAATAAGCTGAAGGTTTTTCGCCGTTATCACAAAAGATTTGCAGCAGGATGTTGTCTGACACAGAAAATACTTGTCTGAAACATCCTGCATTTGAATATTTATATTTCAGCGGTTTAAAGAATAACGGACAAACATCTCCGATTGATATCATAGTCTTTTCGTAAGTTTCTAGTAACTTGTGACTTCACAAGCTTTCATTGCAAATATAACAATTAAAATTTGAATCTTTATAACGAATTAAAATTTTTCACGATCAAAGTTACTTTTGAACTTTGTGATTTTGTAAAATTGTAATCAGCCTGCTGATAATATCCCTGTACAACTTTGCCTTGGTATTCCAGTTCAACAATTCCTGTAAGATCTTCCGGGAGTTCCACATCCGAAGTCTCAAATTCCACCTCCGCCACAGTAAACATCCTTTTTGAGAGAATTATATCCCTACTTTCCCCCATTCCATCAATACCCACATCACTATTACCATCTGATGACGCAAAAGTAAGCATCTCAACAGATGAGCCGATGTATGCTTCATTGGCCAAAACCATAGAAGAAGGGGAAAACATGGCATTGAACATTGTGTCAGGGCTGAGAACGCCACCCATAAGATAATCTCTGTTCAATATATACTTAAGTCCAGATGAATCAGATTTCACCCCTACCATAAATAAATCAGTGTCACTTTCGTTGTCTGTAGTATCTTCACCTATCTTGTCAGCAAGGAACTCTATGCCGTATGCGTCCGCACGGTATGGAGATATCATTTCAAGGCTATTGTCCGTTATGGCCACGCCTGTGGTATATTCATTCGTAAAACGGAACTCGTCCTTTCCATTAGCCGTGTCGTAATCCTGTTTGTCAAAGCCTATTCGTATCCGAGAATACACCAATGCAGAATTAACCTTCATCTCATAATCAGATAAATCATCTATCCTTTTGACAACATCATCCGAGAAGTATTTGCTTCTATGCCGGAAAGTTACTGTATTCCCGGATATGTCGTAAGCATAACCAAACACATAACTCATCCAGTTTGCAAATTTGGTGAAGGATGTATATATTTTGGCTCCAGGAATCTTACGGGCTGATTCAGCCGCCAAGAGCATACAATTATCAAGCCTTCTATCTCCTGTCCCCTCAATCACTCCAGTCAAACCATCTTTCTCTCCATTAATACTTTTAAGCAGTCTGTTCAGCAATGTATCGGGCTTTATAACATCCATCTCAACAGGGTTTATTCGATTTTTCCATGATGCTTTAAAATAACTTGATGTTGAGACTTTGTATGGCAAATCCGGCAATACAGGTACAATCTCTTCTTTCTCATTGACATACATAGCTCTCACTATTATTTTATCATCATGCAAAAGACTTATATTGTACGATTCCGAAACCTTCTTTTCCACTGGCGTTTCTGATTCTGTCGTAAGTTCAAAACTTCCTATCACCGTTTCCGTAGTCACCGCTTCCCCATTACTATCAATATCATTACTTATCTTCATAATCTGGAGCCTCACACCTCTTACATCATATCCCAAAGCACCAGACTGATATTTCCTAAACACAAACATATCAATATTAAACTCTATATTTATCCTAATTGATTTCAGAGCCTTTATCGAATATACATCATCACCACCTACTGTTTGATCATTAAATTCAAGAGACCCCTTTATTAAGGAATCACTGGCAGTTATATATATTGGCATTGGTGACATTTTCTTGCTGAAATAAACATTAATAAGAGTGTCATCGTCTTCCAATGTATCACCTGTAGGAATCCATTTTGCTGATTCAGAAAGTTCAAGTCCGTCATAAACAAGAGGAATGGGGCTTTTCACCTCTTCGACCGAATATTCATATTGAGTTCCTTTTTTTGACTTTATCATGGACGCCACGCTATCATCCACGGCATTTATCTGTAAGATACGACCATTATCCTGCAATGTAGAGAAATTGAGAGCGCAACTAAACCGTTCATTATACAACCAACTGTTATTTCTTGTACTTATTATTATTGAGGCAGAAGCATTCAAATAATCTTCATCATATTGTTTTAACAGCAATTTTCTAGCATCCCCAGCAAAAGAAAATTTGTTGGAAAATGTACGGATAACACCGTCATAGTCATTTCTCTTGAAACTAGCCTTCACCTCGTCCCAATTCTCAAGATCATCAGTAACCCTGTACTTCAGACCATTTATAAGTAACTCACATCGATAATACATAATTATTTCTTTTTACGATTCAACCCATCGATTTCGTCACATGTCTGCCTTACAAGACAGGCATAAGATCCGGCGGTCCATTCTTTCGGATTGATATACATCTTATTATACTTCCCAATAGCGACAACTTCATTTATAAATCCACGTTTTGTAGGCTTCTCCTTCAGTCCCTCATTCTTTTCCTTACTTATCTTATCCAAATCATATTGTGCACGGGAATTTAATGCGGATATTCTAGCATTCATAGCCATTACATCACCTTTTTTACACGAATAACCTATCTTCATCAGAATATCACGCACCTCATCATACATTTTCAACTTCATCATGTTCTCACATGCCTTCATGCACTCCACGGTCATTGCAAGATTCATACGCTCATTACAATTCAATATCTCAGAGAACAACTGTTTGCTCCCGACAATTTCTATATAGTCATTGATAATTTTTGCCGATGCAGCCCCTTTGTCCTCATCGTCAAATTCAATAGTATTGCTATCATTGGTATAAATCTCTATAAAAACGGACAAGGGAAGTTCATATATGTCACTTGTATACCTCATAATCAGATACTTTTTGAAAATTGATGATAATTGTTTTCTCTTATCGCCTTGGCTAATTTTGCAAATCCTATCTGCTGTGATTTCTCCAGATGCCCTATCTTTTTCTCCAGTTCGCTATAATCATTAACTATTGATACAGGAGGAAGATCGTTTTCGCTTCTATATGCCATAAGACCATCAAAATCATTTGCATGAGCCTTTATCCTGTCCATATCCACTGCATAAGGTATAACCTTCGCACCTTTAGGGATGTCAACCAAAGTAGGGACAGACGGAGTAATATACGCTCCTTTTTCAGTAACGATTGTTTCAGGGACACCACCATCACCCACTACAGCCAATCCGCCTTTATGCGAATCAGTACCCTTGGCATACTTCGGAATAGGAGTCGCTATAATAGTAGCAAGCTGTATCGCTCCCATAGCACCTAGAGCAGCTATCATAGGTATTGCAGCAGGGAAGCCCAATTGTTTTATCGTCTGCAAAATACCACCTGCTATCTGTATAGCCGCCTCAGCTATACTGGTAGCTTTCTCAAACTTTGCCTGTTTTGTTCTTAATGCAGCTTTTTTCTTCTCCAATTCGGCATTCTTTTGTGCCGTTTTATCTTCCGCCGCACGTTTACGCGCTTCGGCTTCTTCAGTTGTTATAGCACCTCTTTCTTCTAAAGCCTCTATACGGGAAATTTCCTCTTCACCTGCTTTCTCATTCGCTTCCTGTTCAGCCTCAATAGCTTCAATCTGGCGATCATAAATGGATGATATCATTTCACCAATTCCACTAACCATAGAAGCCCACATCTCGGTAGTTCTTTCCATCTTCTCACCGTCTGTAAGTTCTTTCCAAACACCCGATATCTTATCAGACATAATACTGAATCCCTTATCCATCCCATCAAATATACCGGCAAACGGGCTATCGATATCCGATGCAAGATCTTTCAATGCAGAAGAATAACCTTTCAACACTTCAAAATTCCTTCGTGTGATATCCTGTTGCTCTTCCGCTTTTTTCAACTGATCATCCGCATTTATAGAACCTATCTCTGCTTCCATAGCCTTTATGGATTCTCTCAGCATTTCAATTTGTTGCTTGCTTACCACGCCCGATGCTTCCGCTATCTCAATCATTTTTTCAGCAGCATCTATCTGTATCTGTAATTGCTCGTTTGCGGCTTTCCGCTCCAGTTCACGCATGGCTTCATCGTATTCTTTTCGCGATAGCAGCCCTTTTGAATAATTTTCTGTTATAATGTTTTCAAGTTCCTTATATCCAGTACTTGTAGCTGCTATACGGAGAGATGATTGTTCCTCTTCCAGTCTGAGCATCTCATCAGTATACTTTTTCTTTTCCTCGATCCTTTTTTTCTCAGCCTCTGCCAACTTCTTAGCATATTCCTCATTCTCTTTCGCTATCTTCTGCATTCTCTCTTGCCCCAACATTTCCCGAAGTTTGTTCTCTTCCTCAGAATATCCCTTTACAGCTGCTATCTGGTCTTTATATTCTTTCTCTATGGCAGCAAGACTACGTTCATGCTCATCTTTAATGAGAGAAACGGACAAGTCAGCCATTTTATTCCTAAGATTCTCCATGTATTGCGCTAAATCATCCGATGCTTTATCGGCAGAATGAGGATTAAATGTAACATCTCCAATGTTAATAGAATTTGCCATATCTCTACTAGCCTTATCTACTTGATATAGCTGATTTAATAAAGAACCTATTTCTTTATCCAAGTCTTCAACCTGCTTGTTTAACTTCCCATACATGTCTCTAGCTGTATCCATAGCTGCCCCTTGACTGGATTCATATTGTGCTTTCATCTGATCTCTAGCAGATTCAAGTTTCGCACGTTTTTCTTCTTTTTCTGCCAACTGATCTTCCAAGTCTAATTTTTGTTTAGCCTGTTCTACAAGCCGATCTTGCACAGCTCTAGCTTTAGCCGAAGCTAATATGGCATTAGATAACCTTTGATAACTATCAGCCGCTTTACCTGCAAGAATGTTTTCATCACTTATATTTTTAAAGTATGAAGGATATTGCTTCTTCAGTTCCTCAACGGCTTTTTTCCGCTCTCCCATAGGTTTATTCAAATTGACAGCAGCCCTATATAATATATCCAATTTAACAGCTTCATCTTGGGCATTTTTCACACCTTCTTTTTGAGCTTTATTCAAATCCTCCTGAAGCTGTTTTAGATAATCAATTTCTTTTCTCGCATCAAACAGGCTACCCACCCATTTGGTTATCTCACCTCCATAACTCGATAAAAGAGTTATCCCAACAACTAAAGCCGTCTGCCAACTAAGAAGGGAACTCAATACCTGTTTAAATACAGGTGTAGCAGTCTGCCCCGATTTCTTAAGAAGTTCATATTCCCCCCTTGCTTTCTTTAACTCATCAATAAATGTAGGAAGGTTATTGGATATGGCAAGAAAGAAAGTATTGGCACTAACAGACAAAGCCGGAAGTTCTCTCGCAATCTGTTGTATGGAAACATTAAGACCATTCCAACCCGAAGCATAATTACCCACATTACGTTGGTAATTGCCCATCTGTGCATCTATATCCTTTAATTGTTGATTCAACTTGCCGATATTGTTCAAGATATCCATACCTTTTGCTCCCTCGCGTGCAGCTTGTGAAAGGTTATAATATTCCTTTTCCAACTGAAGCATTGAAGCCTTCATCTCGTTATAGCTTCCTGCTGTGGCAATCGCTACCTGCGTATGATTTCTCAATATCGCCGAATACTGTTTATTCTGCTCTGTCAGCATGCGTAACTGGGATACCGTAGCATCTCTTTTGGACTTGTATTCCTCTTCGCTGATAGCACCTTTCTTATACTCCTTCGATAATTCCCTCAGAGATGTTCTTAAGGCTGAAATTGTTTCTTTGTTATCACTTAATCTACTGTTCAATTCGGAGGCTTGTGTATCAAAAGCCTTTACCGTCTGACGGATTGAATCAAAATCAGCAGCAGTCATGGATATTTTCTTAGATGCCTCTTGGAATGAAACAGAAGCAGTTTCCGCATCCTGTGACACGTTCTTCAAGTCTTCGGAAGCACCTCTCAAATTTACTTTTACTTCCGTTATCTTGTCTGCCAATGTATTCAATGGTTTGGTAAGAAGCTCTATCTTACGGGAAATATCGGTCAATAACTTTAATTGACTAGCCTGTAATTCAGACAACCTATTTTGAGAAGCATATAATTTGGTAATTGTAGCATTATAACTGTCAACTTTAGACTGGTATTCTCTTAGATTACCCGGCTTAAAATTTATACCATCACTTAATTGTTTTGTGAAATTCGCATATTCGGAAGATGTGGTTTGAATATTAATCCTTATCTCATTTAACTTCTTAACGATGTTAGGATCAATCGCATCAGTAATTTTAAATTCTGCTCCTGCCATGGTCTTTTCGTAAGTTTTGGGTAGTGCATGACTTCATGCACTTTCTAAGAGCAAAGATAGTGATTTTATTGATATTATGAAGGTGAGGAAATAAAAAAGGGAGAAGCAAAAACTTCTCCCCGTGAAAAATAATTTATTTAAATTACCAATCATCATTTTCATTGCCCACAAGACCATTCTTCACAGCTTCTTCTATTTTATCCATAATAACATTGGAATATGCATGAGCCATAATCAATGCTTTAGACGATGTTTTCTTTGCCTTATGCTGATCTTTGGGGCTGAAAGGATAACATGTTTCTATACCCCATTTTTCTGTTTTCTTTGTCGTGTCCGCAGGCTGTCCTGTTGTACCAGCAGAAAAAGCCCCCATCCATCCGCCTCCGATGTTCTGCTCAACCTCATAATATTGAAGCGTATATGTAACACGAATTTTTTTATCTTTAATATCAACTTTTATAACAGGGTGGATGTTAACATTATAAGCTGTCATTCCTCCAATATGTTGAGCGATTCCTCCTACAAATCCTTTAGCAATAATTACTCCCGCATCCTTATCATTCAATTTAATTACTGAGTTCGCATCGTTAAAAGATTCCGCAAACCAATGGTTTAAAGTAATATATAACTGCTCTTTAGTCTGTTCCCCACAATTAATTATCTGCTCATAGGTCAAACTCTGATTCTTATCCAATACCAATGAAGAACCTAAATTTTCAGCCGCATCCACCCACTTATCACCATAATTTTCCTTTGCATATTTTTCTAATTCTTCCGCTCTCATTACTTGAGCACTCAGATTCATACTGAATAATGAAACAATCATTAAAAATAATACTTTTTTCATATAGTTATAATAATTTGGTTATTTTCAGCAAAGTAATATACTTTTAAAATCAAATCAAAACATTACGACATATTTGTTTACAATTTAGAATACTGTCTAAATAAATTACAAACATAGCATTTCAATCTTCATGTTTAAATTTCACCTTCTCACTTCTTTTCCCAGTGCATACAATCAGTTTGAGATGCTTGCCGTATATCTGTTCAAGTCTATTATTTTGTTCTTCCATTTTTTGAAGTATAATTTCAAGTTTATCTATTGTTTTCATAGTCTTTTTATTCGTGTTGCGAATCGCAACTGTTATGGATGTAAAGAGTCTGCCCACCTCGTAAAATAAGGTGGGAAAGACTTGATTAATATGTAAGATTTAAATTAGGCTATTTTCATCAATTTTCCGTCAGAACGTTTGCCACCAAACAGGTGATTGATGTATGCAAGACCTTTTTGTGTGCATAGAACAACCATCACGACAAAACCTGGGTGATTCTCTCTTGGAATAGGCTTTTCTTTCATCTCGAAATACCCAGCATCAATATACTTCTGTTTTGGCTCATTCCTGTTAGCAAAGAATACTCCTGCTTCACGAAGTTTCTTGAACAAAGAGTTTCTTCCAAAAGGCAATCCAAGTATCTTTGCCGCCTGTCCTATATCGCACTTGCCTTCCATTGCAAAGGCTTTGTCGGCGAAGTCCGCTCTGGGCTGTATCTTTGCTATCTTAGCATCTTTCTGTTCGATTTGCTTTTTCTGTTGCTCCGATTCAATGCGCAGCCGTTCTTTCTCCTTTTCAGAAGCTACCAAAGCTTCCAAGGCTTCAAGATAGGTTTTAGGAGTTTGAGGTTGTACGGAGTAGCTGCCGGTGTTTACTACCGATGGGACGATTTCGTCAAAAATCCAATTTTCAAATTCATCCGCCCTTGGCATTTGGCTTTTAGCGGTCAAACGGTAGATGTTACCTTCACTGATAAACTTCATTTGTTGAATACCGCTATTTGTAGGGGTGTCACGTAGCGTTACGCCCTGTGATTTACAATGGTCTATGATAGCTTTTCTTGGATTTGCATACTGCAAAGAGGTGGCAATATCTGTTGCACAAAACCAACTTTTACCGTTTTCAACAAACATACGAACCTTTCCGAATAAAGGATGTTCATAAACCATAACTTCGCTCGTTTCGTGAGCTGACGCAATCTGTACGGTACTATTATTCCCGTTCAAATAGATTTCATTTGGTTGTAGCATGAAATGAAATTATTTGTTATTAAATAAAAAAGCAGACAAATATCCTAGTTTGCTACAACCTACCATTGCCATTGGGCGATGATACACGGATATCGTCTGCCTATATTTTAATATATAAATTTCCTTACGGGCATAAAAAATCCCATTGGCATATTTAATAGTAAGTTGTAGCACTACAAAGTTACAACATTTTTTCAAACAAACAAACAATGAAAATATATTTTTCATAATTCGTTCTTTGATTTAGTGATACAATCGGTTACAAGGCTACATTAAGCAGCCTTGTGTTCACGGATGAGGTTTGAAATAATGATGTATATTTTATCAAGAAAATGGTTACGTTCAGCGATTTCAAGTTTGGACTCATCACGCCTTATTTTCTTGTAGCTGTGTATTGATATCTGGTATAGATAATAAAGCTGTTCATACACTTTGTGCCATACGTCTTGCTGTTTGGTATTTGTGGCGGATGCGTATTTGTTTACCAACTGACGAACTTTGTTGCGTAGCGAGATTTCGGGTAACATTTCTGATGACATTGATACCGATAACAGAAGTTTGCCATTCTCTTCCCTTTCTTGCTCTATCGCATTAAGACGCTTTTCAACATTTTCAAGTCGTTGTTCGTGTTCAAGATTTATATTTGCTTGCATCGCAAACATCTGTGCAGAGGTGAGCGGTTTTTGTTGCTCTTTTAGAGTTTTTTCCATTGCGTTGAAGGCTGCGATATAGTCCAGCTTGAATTTAAGGGCTTTCTTTCCGGTAAAACCCATCGCCAAAAGAGTAAATCCATCACGGTTCATTACGAACATTGGGTATTCTTGCCTATTTTGTTCATTAACATAAATAGTTTCAACAAACATAGGGTCAGCCGAAGTTTCGGCACACCCCTGCATAAGCTCTCTTATAGCATCTAAGACATGCTTATGTTCTTTTCCAAACTTTTCAGCCACCAATAGGCTGTTAGTTAAAACTTGGTCATTCTGACCTTTAAAAACAAGTTCATTCATAAGCTATAATTTAAAGTTATATCTTTCTTATATTAATCATCCATCAATGTTTAATATTCGTATCACATCTTAACTCTCGGCAATACCAACCACGTGGGTACAGAGTGTCCTTTAGGCGATTTGGCAGTTCTTTTTCACTTGAACATATTAAGCCAAACAGCCAGCGGGCTTTCCCTTTGATTCGCAGCTTTAAACTCTCGTATAATGACCGAACCTTTCAAGGGAGAATGACATCAACTTGCATTCTCTTCGAGGTTTTAGGTGAGTTGACACCCGTACAAGCATCCTCTAAGTGCTTCCTTGTATCGTACTTCCTGCGGTTTCCCGCCCCGTTTTCACAGCCCTCTACAAGGTTTAAATCGGATGGAGGTGCACACACAGCGTCACAACCGATTGTATGGATTTAATCTAACTTATAGGAAAGAAAAAATCCGTTGCTAAAGTAGAGAGGCAACGGATTTCCAAATATAAAGAAGGCTCACGTTTGAGCGATTGTTTAATCATGTGTCTGTTGCCTCTCTACTTGCAACGGCTACAAAGGTAAATGATGTTTTTACATTATACAACACATTATAAATCAATACAAAACGATCTAAAGCAGACCGTAATATACAGTAATACAGAGTAACGCATGGTAATTAATGATATGGCGTTTTTATACTATAATTTAGACAAAATCTAAATTGCAACATAAATGATAGTTTTGTTTTTCAATTAAAAAATAAATATCTTTTTTTGCATAAAATATTTATATATAAACATCATTAATCACGGGAAATATAATATGGCCGAAAAAAGACAAAGTTACACAGAGGAAGAATTGAATGAAATGATTGCATGGTTTAATGATCATGCTAGCCAACTCCCCCAAACAATGCAAATTAATAAATCCGCGTTCACTCCCGATTTAGCCCTTACTATCGAAAGCTGCATCATGCAGGCGAAACAAAATTTAGGGAATTACAAAATGGAAGGATCATTCTTGCTTCTAAGGCAAATAAGAGCCAATATTGAAAAAGGAGAAAACGATATTTTGTAGATCCATCCTTTACATAGATAGCGGTAATCCTTCCGGATGTCCGCTATCATTTCACGGAAATATGAATTCAATAAACTCGCCTGACCAGTTTTCACCTTCACGACAGAATTTATACACATCTCCAACCTTGTATAATATATAAACACATTCATCCATAACAGCAGCCTTCTCTGCGATTGAACGCATATGTTCCATCTCCCTCATTGATTTATTCCCTTGGCACAAGCAGTTTTTCATAGTTCGCACCTCCTTATAAATTTCTCAATAGAGGGCATAAGCCTGTACGTAACATAATGCCTCCTTGCTTTGGAGCTTACCTTGAAAATTTTATAACCATATTTCTTCTCAATATCAGAACCAAAAGAAACGCCATAGCTGGCAATCCTTATACCATTTGATATTGGTATTGCCGTGATGGAACTATAAAAATCTCCACGTATGATAAGGTTTGGAGTATTATTTCCTCTTGCAGAAAAACCCAAATATGAAGGCTTTGGTTTCTGTATCTTTGTCTTCCAATTCTTATAGCGTTCGGCATTTTTCCTCCAATGCTCTCCATAAGCTTTTTTAAAGTATGGGTCCTCTGTATATCCGGGAATTAAAGGGCTTTCATCGCCATCAACACCACTATATAGCTGTTCTCGTATATATTCCTCAAACTGAGGAACATCCCTTTCCATTTTATCCCTTATCATTGGCTGAATGCCATCAGCCAATTTCTTCCAACATCTCGCGTATTCCTCCAATGTCATAGCAAAAACGGGGGATCAATCTCCCCCGCCTCCTAAATTACTGTTATTGATAATCCTATTATATACGGAAACCAGCCTTGATTTCCGCCTTTCTCTAGAAATGTCCTTCCAGAATACATCTATATTCTGAGCGACAAACTCATCCAATGAAAGCTTAACCACTTCGGATTCTATAAATGTAACTCCATTAATTCTCATTATACCCATTGTTCAATTCCAATGACTTCATTAGTCTGTAGAATAGAAGGAGATTTAAGCACCGGCACACCTCCTGTCGCTGTAAGCACACCGTTACTGTATTCCAGCGCTGATGCACCAGAAACGACCGTTGAAGCCTTCTTAGACAATATAGATCCATAATATGCAGTAAGATCCGTGCGGTCATAATGATCCACGAGCTTATATGTATTTTCAGGAGATGTCATTTTGACAAACTCAACGTAATTCAATCCCTTGAGAACATTTTCCAAATTGACACCCGCTTGCTTTACAGACATGTTTTTCATCATCTTCTCGGTATCGGAATACATCGCATTAAACGCAAGATAAGCCTTCTGACCGCTTGAATCATAAGCCTGTCCTGTAGGGTAAACACCAGATAATGCAAAACCCGCAAGTTCATCTGTCCCGTCATCTTCTCCGTAGATTACATTATTCTTGTCAAAAACATACATATCAAACAATGTATCCTTGTTGGCTACAAGATTAGCTTGTAAAGCTAGATTAAACTTACGCAACGTGAATGTATCCGTCCTTGCCGAATAGCCCGTTATTTCCGACCCGGCATAACCATTTTCTGTTGTATTGGGTTCACCTCCGCTTACCGCGTATTCCGAAAATCCTGTAATAGGATAAATTCTGTCCGGATAATCAGCATGACAGGCTTCCTCCAAAGCATCAGCAGTCAATTCCTTGGGCAGTTTTTTGCCATGAATGACCAATATAACACCTGCGACCTTGTCCGGTTGCAGGGGGCAGTAACTCATTCCAGTATTAAATCCGGACGTGCTGCCGCACTCTCTAATATCTGTTCGCATAACAATTCTGATTTTTAACTGTTAAATCCAAATTCTTTATTTCAATAGCATCTATCTTTTCGCCAACTTCCTTACCGTCAACATCAACAGCACCACGTCTTCCAAAACTATAATTTTCTGAATATGTATGGCTTACAATACCGGAGTAACCGAAATCAAATTTATCACTTTTTTTTAACTCTTCTATGAATCCGTAATACAAAGGTCGAAGAATACCTTCAAAAGATATCTCACGACGTTGTTCATTTGTATACTTTTCCAGTGTATTGGTAGCGATTATTATGTTTACAGATGCCTTACAAAAATAATTCTCACTATCCCTTTCCTCGTCTAAGGGAACATACAGCCCTATCATTGGGAATTTTCCCGATGCTGTCACCCTGCTTTTCCCAAGAAGAAGAAGTGTTTCCCTTATATAAGAACTGTCACCATATATGTAATTTATCTGTTGATCCATTCTTTTTGACAAGGAAGCACATACATCTGATATTATATCAATTATCATAACCCAAAGGAATTAATTGTTTCCATCAATTCGAAATCGGTGGCGATATCCGGATAGTCCGCATTATTGGCTTGAAGCCATCTCACAAGTCTGATATTCATTCTTACCATGTCGTTCCATGCAAACATCATTTTCCTTTCGGGACTTACAAGACGACCATCATCTCCATCAGCCTTCACTCCTGTAATAGTCGCCTGAGTGTGATTATGTCTCAAGTAATGGAAGTATATATAGTTGGCGATGGGGGATTTGGAAATCTCCCTATCGCCATCACTATATTTCATGACAAGATGCGCTATAAGATCATCCCATCTTTTTTCCTTCGTTTCTCCATCGTTGGAAATATAGGATGAGAATTCCTTATACAACTTTTCCCCTAGGAGCTTCTCTAAATATTCCGGCTCATATTGCATTACAAAGCCTTGAAGGCTGTCAACAATTGCCTTATTAGTCTCAGAAGGAGTATGTATATTCAATACTGCACCTTCGATATCAAGAATACCACCTTGGAAAAAAGTATAATCCACCAACATTACACAATATCTTTGAGGTTCTTCTTTTTATTGAACAAATCTTCAGCACCGATTTTCTTAGCGTCCTCCATCAATTCCGAAGGAACAGTGGCAACACGTCCATCTTGGAAGAACTTACCTGCAAGTAACATATTAACACTTACTTTATCACCTTTTTTATAAACGGCCCCGTCCTTTGCGAACTCAACCTCATAAGTTTTAGTCAAATTTACTTTCATAATGTTTAATAAATTTATCCGCCAATACCGGCAGGGGTTATAGCTTCAATAACGGTCGCAATCTTATCCTTGACAAATGCAGTTTTATATTGCTTTTTAATATACGCCATAAGACGTTTTTCACCAAGGATAGTCACCATATTTTTAGTGAAATCATCATTTTCCCATCCAAGTGTAATGGTAAGAACCCATACATCACGGATGTTAAGATAGTTAAAATCGCCAACCCAAATATCACCTTGCTTGATTGCTGTGCTGGTTTCCACTCTCAGACCTTGAATCAGTTCATCGCCAATACGGAAAGGACGAAGATATTGCCCATTAACATCCTTAGTCAACTGCATCTGCGCATAGTCAAGAGGATGCATAAGCACAAGATTTGGACGATAAGCCATATTGGACATTGACACAATCTGTGTATACATACCAACAATAACATCATAAGTGTTGGGCTTATCTACTTTCAGAGCTGTCAAAGAGAATGTAGGTATATCACTCCCAATCCCTTTAATCTGACCGCCGGAACCAGTACCAGACAGAATACCTTCTTCTTCTTTCAAACCAATACGATTGATAATCTCAGCCCTAACCTCCGCAACCAACTGAGGCAAATCAGATAATGTTTCTTCAGTTACTTTTGTGCCAAGAGCCACTTTGCCAGCATTGATAGTAACTTCTGCCAATGTACCGCTCATCATAGGCTTAAGACCGCCTTCTGGAACCCATTCAGCTTCTTCTTCACCTGGATTGAACTCCGCATAAGTCAATGATCGTGTAGATATTGCTGCCACATTGGCAAATTTACGGATTACAGTCTGGGAACGTGGATCAACAGATAACTGACTATCAATTGTCATGTTATAATGTGGTGCCACACCCGTACTCTTCAAGGGCTCAACCTCCTTCTTGTTTATAACAAGCGTAAGGCTTTTCTTAAAACCGGGGGACTGCTTACAAGCCGTTTTCAAGTCCACAGTTTTCTCTCCATGCTTGCCTACTGTGATGAAATCCTTCAGTTGCTCTTCAATCTGCTGGTCTACAGACTTGAACACCATTTGCCCGTCTTCATTCTTATGCATTGCACCTTTCATGCGAACGATTATCTCTTTCATCTCACCAAGTTCCTTACGCACTGTTTCCAATTCCTTTTCGGAATCTATCTTTTGAGAAACCTCATTTAATTTATCCTCAAAAGTTTTTTTGTCGATAGTATCGTCCATGAAATCGCCTACAGTAGCGTTTATTGCGTCCTGCAACGCCTGTAATGACTTCACGGAAACCTCATCCATTACCGACAAATCAATTTTGCTTAAAAAGTCAAATTTCATGCTTCTTTAAGTTTTAAAGGTTTTGTAAATAGTTTTATTTTTTCATCGGCTCCCTCTTCATCAAGTGGCTTGTCTGCCGGCTTGTATCGAGCGAGTGACATCGCTTTTCTTACTAACATTTGGATTTCCTCCCTCTTTCTTATCGGAAGTCCTTTACATACATCACTTATTTCAACCGGAAGTGACTCCAACGCACTTTCATATTCTTCTGCCGATTTCAGACCAAGATATTCAGTTTCTCCGTTACATCCTATGGACACTACGGATATCTCATACAGAATGACTTCCTTTACAACCAAGCAATCACGTTCCCTGTCATATTCACATTTTTCCCATACATAACTATAACCTATAGAGAACTGGTTCAAAGTGCCACTTTCAAGCTGCTTCAACGCTTGATTTCCTCTTTCCACATCATCAATAGACGCTTCAAAGTAAAGCCCTTTCTCATCTTCTTGCAGAAGCGTAATGCGTCCTATAGGCTCATGCATGTCATGCATCCACAACATGATAATCTTATCATTAGCAGAACTTCCCGGGCCTCTCTCCTGTATGCTTTTTGAAAAACAACCTTTCAGGAGCATGTCACCGGACTTATCAATGTTATTGAAAACCGCAGCATAGCCACTGATAGTTCTGCTGCCAGAATCATATTGTATCTCCTTTGCATAAAAAGCTAAGGATTTATACTGCTTCCCCAGCCTGTTTTTGTATTTGCTTGTCTCCATCATTATTTATTTCACTTTTAAATTCTCCCTTAGGATTATCAGGATCAATATCTGTAAAATTGGACATTTCGGTTCTTGCCTCTTCAAAAGTAATCAGCCGATTGTTATACAATGAAGCTACAGCATTAGAGGCTGTAGACAAGGCATCCGCCAATTCTTTCATATCCTTTTGAAGGCAAGGGACATGAGTGAAGTCCATTTTGATTATTGCCCTGTCCTTACATATAGCATTAGTCAGAGCCTCTGTTATAGATTCACTGTCAGGTATAATAAGGTCCTGATATGCCGCTTTCTTTGCTTGAGAAGAGTTATCATAAGTACTTCCTTGTATAATCAGATTGGGGTCAAAGCCTATCGTCTGAGCTATCGCTTCCAAACACGCCTTATCCTCCTCATGAAGCTTCAATTGGTCTGTATTTGACCCCAATGTAATCCACCCTAGTTTCTTAGGAGTCACCATGATTTCATACAACTTATGCACTATACCATATTTCATTTTGAAATCATCCTGCAATTTCTTGGATTCAGACGGAGTAATAGCTGCATTCCCTACGTCAGTCGTATCATTTCCGTATAGTATCCCTTTCGGGCCTCCATTAACAATAAGGTTTCCTCTCCCTATCAGTTGAGCCATATAGTTTCGAGCATGAGTAGATAATACGTCCACAGGGGAGTGGAAGGTAATTATCCCTCCATTATTACTTGGAATATCCATTATCGAATCGTATATGACAAAATACTCCTCATCACCAAGTTCTATATTCTCATTTCCCCAACGTATATATACCCTTTTAGAAATTGAAGAAAGTTCTGTTTGAGTAAATGGGCTCTTACCAAGAGACTCCATGTAGAATAATTCGGGAGGTATTACCATCATGGATTTAGGAAGGTCGGATTTTAAAGCTCTTAATGTATAAATAGGGCAAAAACCGAAACACTTCAAAGATATCTCAACCTGCTTTATGAAAGAACGCCCACTCTGTATCACATTCGGACGATTCAGAAGAGTCACAATGTCTTTGAAACTCCTCTTCTCGTTTCCGTTAATATCCGTCACATAATACCGCCCATTCTGCATCATTCTTCCGCAATGATCTAGAACCATTGCAAACGGCCAACATTCATGTAAGGCTCTTGATTTCCCTTTAACGGTCGACATGTCAAAATCTATATTTCCTCTATTACCAGAAAACAGATTTTCCACCCATTTAGGAACATAAATAAAATTACCACCATCATCTTTACCATGATAAGTAGCATCACTATACATATCCTTATTCGACTTCTTTAAAGAAGGTATCTTAAACCATTGTTTCATTGTTCAACAATAAAGGCAACCGCCGTTATAATACAGCAATTGCCTCCACAGTGATCACGTTCTAAAAGTGGGTATGGTGTAACTTCACACCATGAAGGCTATTGCCTGCTACAAAGGAACAAATTAATTTATTCATTAACAAACAATTTAAATATTATTTTTGTTTAATCTAAATTAAAATAACAGATTATACAACATATATTTTATTAACCTTTTTCCCATGTGGATACAACCTGTTTGATATCTTCGCTATTGTCTTCTTGGGAAAATGGGATAGAGAGTAGGGCGTGGATTGAACGGCTGCTGTGCTTTTTGCTGGCGGTCGTTCTTTTTTTTGTATTCTTATTTGCGAAAGAGAGAAGCAATATTTATCTTTGTGGAAGCGTGTGAAGATGCACGCCACATTGATTATGACGAAAGGACATATCATATACAGTATAAAGCCAAGAGCTTGTTGCGGATTAATTTCCGTAGCAGGCTCTTTTTTGTTTTGTATAACAAAATAAAGGTTAGCTTGAAAATCGGGTAATCCAAAACGTGTAATTAAAGGATTAAAAAAGGATTGAACTATAATTTTTGTATAATGAGAAAGGAGACAAAAGAAAACATTCAGTATTCAACCGCTGTGGGGATGCTTGTACTGGGAGCGTCCTTGGCTGTGGCTGGCTTTGTGTGCTCGGAACCTATGGGCCAGATACACGACAGTGTATTGTGGTTGTTTGCTCAATGTCTGTTGTATGCCGGTAGTGTTTTTGGCATCAGCATCTATATTAACAGCCGGTTTAATAATTTAATAGAGCAATTAAAAGAAAAGGAGGGAAAGAGAAATGGCTGACGTAAGAAAACTTGCACCGTTTATCCTGAAGTGGGAAGGCGGTTTTATAAATGACCCTGACGATTTGGGAGGGGCTACCAATATGGGCGTAACCATCGGAACTTATGAAACGTATTGCCGGAAGAAAGGCTATCCCAAGCCTACGGTTGAAAGATTGAAAAACATCGCGAAAGAGGAATGGACGGAAATCTTGAAAACCATGTACTGGGACAGATGGAAGGCTGATGAGATAAAATCGCAATCAGTTGCTGATATATTGGTTGATTGGGTCTGGGCATCCGGTGCGCACGGAATTAAGATTCCTCAACGCTTGCTTGGTGTTACAGTGGATGGCATTGTAGGTCCCAAGACCATTGCCGCAGTTAATTCCCCTAATCCCCGTGAATTGTTTGACCAGATCAAGATTGCACGGTTTGATTTTATTGAGGATATATGCCGGAAACGCCCAGCAAACAACAAGTTCAAACGGGGGTGGATGAACCGTATCAACGATATAAAATTTGAGGGATGAAACAAAGGATCTATATATGGATTGCGGTAGCGATAGCATTGCTATTGCTGTTTGGATCATGCCGGAGCATAAGGTATGTCCCGGTGGAAACAATAAGGACTGACAGTCTTTATCTTACCGTGCATGAACGTGATTCCATTCACATTAAGGATTCTATCTATGTAAAAGAGAAAGGCGATTCAGTATTAGTTGACAAGTGGCATATAGTCTACCGTGACAGGACAATTCGCGATACAACCTATATAGAGAAGGAGAAAGAGGTAGAAATTCCCTATCCTGTGGAGAAGGAATTAACATGGTGGCAGAAGACAAAATTAGAACTAGGAGAGTTATCTATAGGTGTTATATTAGTATTGCTAATCGTAGTCATTTGGCTGATAAAGAAGAAGGGAGGTGCAAGATGAGATAGCAACATCAAGTATTATTCGCCACAGGTAGAAGTGTGGCATATAATAGAAAAACTCATTTAATAAAAGTAATTCTTTCAGGGGCTTAGAATCAAAAAAAAGCCCCCAACGTTCAAATAATTATTGCCACATAAAAATTTGAAAAAGCATAAGACACCGTACGTTGGAGGCTTAATATCTTCAACACGGTATCTTATGCTTTGTTTATGTATATATCAAGTTTTTTATGTGGCATGGCAAAGATAAGAATAAAAACTAGAAAAAACATGTGCAAGTCAGAAATCTTTGCCAAAATAATTAATATTGTTTCAAAAGAAACAGAAGTGTCTGTTGACCAAATATTATCGTCTGATAAGAAGATGGAGACAGTGGATGCCCGGTATCTTCTTGTATCTCTTCTTTTCGAAAGTGGTATGTACCCTTCACAGATAGCCGTTCATATCCACAAAACCAAACGTGCAGTTAACTACATGATATCTAATTTCCATGAGAGGATAGAGAATGGGAAAATGATGAGAATATATTGGGATAATATAAAGAATTTGTTGGGAAACAACTGATTCCTCATGAGATATGATATATATACTTTTGTGAACGGTCGATTTTGACCGGGATACAAAATACAAATACTTATGGAACGAACTTATGTTTTTAACCAAGACGGTGGAACCGGCGCAAACAATGGTCTGCTTGCGTCCATTCTTCCGTCCTTGCAGAGCCGTGGAATTGACACAGGCTATCTGATGGGGCTGATGGGAGGAAATGGAAACGGCGGCTTTTTCGGAAACAATGGAGGTTTTCAGGACATCATTGCATTGATTGTGATTGCAGCCATCTTCGGTAACGGAAACTTTGGATTCGGTGGCAACAACAATAAGGGTGCCGATGAAGGAAGAGAAATGATCATGCAGACACTTAACCGGAACGGTGTGGACATTGCATCATTAGCCCAAGCTGTTAACACCTCTTCAGACCAAATCCTTGCCGGTATTAACTCTGTATCACAGGCAATCTGCGGTCTCGGTAACCAAATGGGTCAGAACACCAACAGTATCCTGACTGCGATTATGCAAGGTAACAACGCTCTGACATCTCAGATCTGTAGCTGTTGCTGCGATATGAAACAGCTTGTAACCACACAAGGATACGAGAGTCAGCTTGCAATGTGCAACCAAACTAACGCATTAATCAACACTGCTAACCAAAACACATTGTCATTGCGTGACGGTGCTACTGCCAACACGAATGCTATCCTTGCTAAACTTGATGCAATTCAAAATCAGGCATTGCAGGACAAAATCGCATCTCTTACTGCGGAAAAGGCTACTTTAACAGCCGAAATATCCCAGCGTAATCAGAACGCCACTATCCTGAGTGCAGTAGGACAACAGATTGCTCCTTTGGCAGCCGGATTGCAGGCATTACAAAGCGATGTTGATGGAATCAAATGCAAGCTCCCCAATACTGTGAGTGTTCAATACCCCAATTTAACCGCTATTAATACAGATTGTTTCCGTGCAGCCGCCTACGGTGCATATATGGGTGACGCTGTATACGGACGTAGTGGATGTGGTTGCAACAACTACTGGGGTTAATCCGGTAAGAAAGGAGGTAGATATGTGGCCTAACTTTTTTACAGGATTCCCATTCCCATCAATCGGAAGAGCAAACTTCAATACTCTTCCTACGGTGGCTGTGACAGTCGGTACGGAGAATGTTACTCTTGAACTCCCTAACCATGCGTTCCGTAACAGGGATTATGTTGGGGGATTCTATATCAGTCTCCGACAAGCTATACCTGCCGGTACGACTGCTACACTTCCGATATTGATAGGAACTAATGGGGACACAAGACCGTTGATGGCTTATAACAATGAGCCTGTGACTGTTGCAAACTTGGCTGGAACCGGCATCTATGAGATTCATTATAACAAGTACACCAACGAATTGTATCTTGTTAATGGAGGGTACAGACCGACAACGGCTCCGGCTCCTACAGTAGAAACCGCTTCTTTACGGAGCAAGTAATAATTAACATGGAGTTTTGTGGTGGTTCCCAAAATGGGAATAACCACACTCCTTAAAATTAAACAATCATGTTTCAATCACTTCGTACCAATAACCAATTGTATATACTTCATAAGGATGCTAACCCGTTTATCGAATACGGCCCGGTGGTCAGCGTTTCCGCTCCCAAGCCGAAATATCCTATGGCATCCCCTATGGGACAGTTGCCCCAAATGGAAATGGTTGTGGATGTTGTTGTCTGCATCAACGGGCAGAACACAACATTCCAAAATCTTCCTGCCGGCATGGATATAGCCGACTTCGGACAGAACGGGAATATCGTAGTGTCATGCTCGCGTGATGCTATGAATAACGAGGTCGCTTCTATGAAACAGAAAAGCATAGACATCATCAACAGTATGGACTTCCACAATTCCGTCATTGCAGGGTGTGACAAGATGCTTACGCTCTTGAACCCTGAATTTGCCGAGAAACAACGTCAGGAGCAGGAAATATCCTCTCTGAAAGGGCAAATGGCGGAAATGAGCAAGAATATGTCTGACCTTATGGAATTGAACAAACGGCTTATGGAACAGCTCGGAGTGGTTGAAACATCCAAAACAAAGAAATGATTATGGGAATGTGGGAAATATTAGAAGAAGGGCGTGACGATTACGGACGCGGCTTCGGTATGAGAGGTGACGAGGTGGAAGAAGCCTACAAGGAAGGCTGCCGCCACGGTTACGAAAAGGCCATGAGAGAGATTCATGGAGACATGGGCTTCCGTGATGGCGGAAGAAATTATTCAGGATCAGGTATGGGAGAACGCAGATATCCCGGCTATTTCCCTGAATATCCCCGCATGGATGACATGGGAGAACGCAGACGCAGACGCGCCAACGGTGAGTTTTATTAATGGTGGAGGGGTGGAATGCCCCTCTTTTTAAACAAAGGTTATGGAACAGAGATTGGATACATACAGCAGATTCCCATCTGGCATGAGGGAATATCTGGAAGCATACGGCTTTCATTTCAGCAAGAAACTTTATGAATGGGCCGTCTCAAAAATGAAAGTGAAAGACGAAACCACGGGTAAAGAAAAAAAGTTGGAGCCGTGGAGCAAAGATGAAGTGGACGATATGCTGAAAGCGAACGGAATTACCATCGAGCACGACAAGGGTTATGACGTTGCTTATGTCGCAAACATGCTGAAAGCGGATTTCTATAAAAAATCATTGGTTGACGAGGCGCATTTGTGCAAGCATATAAAGTGCTACCTTGATGATATTGATGGCGATCCTTGCAGGGCGTTTGACGAGTTCTTTGCCACCTGTATAGGTAAAGGGATTCCTGTAATCTGGTCGGATGTGATATGATTGTTCAGGAGTTCTACATACCAAAATATGGAGACTGGCACGTCAAAGTGTATTATGCGGTACACACCTATTGGGCGGATCGGATCATTATGGACCTATACCGTATAGGATGCAGGGGGGATTCCCTCAAGCGTGCGTATCGCAATCTGACCGAAGGCAGAATGAATACCGGTCTAACCTATTCGGACTACAGGAGAAGAGAAACAGTAATGGTTATCTCACTAACCTCTACCCCCGAAGAGTTTCAAAATTCGTGGGACCACGAAAAAGGTCATTTGTGCCGGCATATCTCCAAGGCTTTCGGGATTGATCCTTATGGAGAGGAAGCGCAATATCTCAGTGGATATGTCGGTCAAAAGATGTTTCCTGTAGCCAAAAAGTTCTTATGTGAACATTGCAGAAAAGGATTGGAAAAATAATAATCGAACAGAAGCGTTCTTTGACTTGTTGGAATTACCGCTAAAATAGTATATTTGTAAATTAACAATTAGTTGCATTGCAAATGTTAATGGTTGCCATTGTTTATTGTTATATAAATGGTTTTATATATATTTGCAACATTAATATAGCACACACAATTAAATGTGTTACAAAGATTGTTTTCTCATGGGTAAACATATAGTTTATTTTATATGTTATATTCATGGGATTTTTATATATTTATGATATGGAATTGAAAAGTACAGATTACGCACGATTGATTCAGTATGCAGCCCAAAAGTTGCATATGGTTCGGTTGAACAAGACTCAGATAAATAAGATTTTGTTCTATGTATATGGTGTGTACTATGCCGAGACCAATAACCTGTTGTTTAAAGACGATTCTCCGAAAGTATGGCCTTATGGTCCGGTCTTTCCTATTGTAAATAAGAAAATAAATCCTGATGAGATTATTACTTCTTTTCCCAAAGACGTATTATACGAATTTAATAAACATTCCAAGGCATTGGAACTCGTAAAAACTGCGGTTAATGCAATGTATAATATGAGTGCATTGTCCTTAACCCAATGGTCGCATCAAGAAGGCTCTCCTTGGTATGATACGCTATACATAAAAAACGACAAGGGGGATATTTGTGGACAAAACAAATGGAACACACCCATTCCCAAAGAATTGATTAAAAACTATTTTATAGAACCTAAAAATAGAATAAAACAATGAATGGATCAAATGATGGACCCAGTATTTTTGATTCTATATTCGGGAAAGGTAAACCTATTAAATGGTATCACTATTTAATCCATTTAGGATATTATATTCCATATTGGATTAAATTCTTCTTTTCAGAGCCGTTTAAAGAGAAAAAGAAAGATTTAAATATTCTTGACACAGTTAAATCCTTATTGGAATCAGAAACAACCGATGGAAATATAAAAAAAAGCAAAGAGCTGATTCATCTACATCGTATAGTTGAAAATACAAAAGCAAGAAGAAGACTTGAAAAGTGGTCTTTGAGAGTGATTGCCTTATATCTTTTTATAGTTCTATGTATTGTGTTAGCAAGTTATGTATCAATACCAGCGATTAAATCTTATTTTTGTATAAGCATCCCAAATCCTATAATGATAACTATTCTTTCTACTACAACCGTGAATATAATCGGACTCGGATTAATTGTTTTACGGGGACATTTTTTGGCAAATGACAAATCGAATGAAGTGAATGAAGAACATAAATAGAAAACACTATATAAATTTTAAGCGGTAATTCCCAACGGTTTTACCGCTTTTTTTTATGTTTATATATGAAAGAAGATAAGTTGAACATATTGCTTGAACAGGCTGATGATGTGCCTCACTGGTATTTTTGTCGTTTACTTGCTGTGATGCGATGGAACGTATAGAGAGGTTCATTTATAGACTGATACCTCTTGTCGTGTTGGCAAGGGTGATATCGTTGTGCCTATGAACTAAAAGCGATAACTCATAAGCACAACGGATGGATTTATATAATACTGTTTAATTTTTCCGCATGTTTTTCTACTGAACTATTTAGAATTTTTGCATAAACTTGTGTGACTGAAACCTTTGTGTGCCCTAGCATCTTAGACAACGTTTCGATAGGTACGTCATTTGCTAAAACAACAGTGGTAGCGAATGTATGCCGGGCTATGTGACTGGTTAAGGGCTTTTTTAAGCCGATAAGTTCAGCTATGATTTTAAGGCTTCTGTTAAATGACTGTACAGTAGGGACTGTAAATTTATAATCGTATTTTTTTAATATTTCCATTGCTGGAGTAAGTATAGGTGTGTAAAATTTGGTTCCGGTCTTGATACGTTCTCCGTCTATATATGCAACTCCGTTATGTTCTACAGTACATCTGTCATAATCAAACATGTATAAGTCAACCCATGATAAGCCGGTATAGCATTGAAATATAAACTGGTCACGTACTTTTTGTAATTGTCGATCATTCAACTCTATATTGCGGATAGATTGCAGTTCGTCCATTGTGAGAGGCTGTCTTGTTTTATATCTACCATGTTTATCTTTGAATACCCTGTAAGGTGTGTCCTCGATAAGTCCAAGCCGAAGCGCTTCATTAATATAAGGTTTTATTCTCTTATGGTATCCATGTATTGTTGTCTGTCCTCTTGTTGGATCTTCTCTTCTTATAAACCTGTCAAATAAAGCTATATTTTCAGGAGTGATATCGTCAAATGTTTTAATTACTCCGGAGCGTTTTAGAGCTTCCAGTGCTATAAGGTGCGCTCGTTTGGTTGACCATTTAAGATCCCTTCTTTGTAACTCGTCATAAGCGAAATCTAAAAATGACGATTTAGACTTTACGTGTTTTTCGTTATAAAAAATATTAAAGTTTTTTAGATTGATGTCTTTTCCTTCTTTTCTGATATTTTTGATAATGTCCTCAAATTTTTTAATATGCTTTGTTATTGCCCTATTTAATTCTTTAAATTTGGCATGTCGTACAACGAATTCTCCATCCCATTGGTTTGAATACAGTTCAATGTCTGTTGAGATCCATTTTCTTTCTGTACGCGAGAATTGAATTTCAATTTCAACCTTAGCTGATTTCTCCGGTGTTGCTTTCTTTTTTCTGTCGAATACCGGCTTGATTTTCCATGTTTCCATACTGTTTCTTTTTTAATTTATAATTTGTTAATTACGGTAAATGTGATACCAAGTGTGATACCAGCTGTGATACCAGAAACAAATTGGTATCACACTTGGTTCAACAATGTAACGATAAGTAACGCAGAGTAACGGTGGTAGCCATTAAAAAGGTTACTTAAACATGTTGGAAATCAGTCGATTAGGTTTGTAAGATGTTGATTTATAGTCTATTGGCGTAAAATAAAAAAAAGGGGGCATTTTGACCCCCTTGAGCCGAAACCGGGACTCGAACCCGGGACCTATTCATTACGAATGAATTGCTCTACCAACTGAGCCATTTCGGCAACTGTTTTTTCTGCAAGCGCGGGGTGCTTTTCTGAAAAAGCGTTGCAAATATATATCTTTCTTTTGAAACGAAGAAACTAAAAGCGGATAATTTTTCAGTTATCCGCTTTTGTTATGTCAATTGATGCCGGATTTATTGGTAGACTTCTTCGTGTATTAAAGAATGTAAGTATTCATATTTATTAATAAAATGAGTAAAATATTTCTTTTCGATTTTTATTCTTACTTTTTTATTGCTTTCGTCAATTATTTATGGTTTTTTATTGCATTTATGTTAATTGATATTTGTATCTTTGCAGCCGAATCAGAACATATATTTTAG